CTCAGACATGGTCAACCCCGGTTCGCTATTAGTAGTGGCCGCAACCCCACTCTGCGAAGTTAACATATCATCGTTCAAATCGCGTACGAGTCGTTTATATTCACGAATCTCAGCTTTAAGTTTGTCACAATGAGTATACTTGCGCGCAAGCGAACACCTAAGCGTCTTATTTTCCTTTTTCAATGCATCAATCTCTTCAACGAGACCTGTAACATCAAAGGATGGAACTCGCCTCAACGGCGCATCCCAATCGAAATTTTCCCCATCGACAACGGGGGGCACTTTAGCGCCATAATAATCTGTCATTTTCATTTGACTAAGGTCCATTTAACATGTCCCCATCCGCGCTGGCCTCACAGCACGTCGGGTAATTCCTGTTTCTGGGTGACCAACCCTCCCGTAAAAACGGGTATCGCACGAGGGCGACATCTACATCATAGTTTTCCTAATCCGGACTAAAGCACAGAATTCTCATATCCTGATTGGTAACTACCTATGACGGGAATATTTAACTTAACCACCACTTACCTGCAGGTGGGGGCCATTTTATTGTCATGCCCAGGACAGTGTCACCTCTTATTCAGAGGTTTTGAGCACAAATTTGCACTTTCTAGGGAGCTTATAGCCCTTTTTGACATGTTGACGAGCTTGACGCTCAAATTGTCTATAAGGCTTAATTTCCCCAATCAAGTGCTTCTTGTATTCTCGCAGACCCTTCAGCTCATCACGATGTCTACGCCAAGAAGAATGGAACTTAAATTTTGGCTTAATGCCAAGTTCTTTATGTTCCTCCTTACTTTGGCGATCCAATTCACACTGAAATTCCATCTTCTGGATACTTTCTTCAGTATTGTCGATCAATCTCTGATAATAAGCTACTAATAAACGCTTCTCCCATCTCTGAAATGACTCGGCATAATCACCAAATGCATTAAAAGGCTCAGAGCGGTAAACAGCATTGTTTTCACAAATATTGAGATCCTCATCGTAAGTAAATTCAGTCCACTTTTTCCCAGACTGGGAATCCAAAGCAAACTTACCCCGGTACCAGTCCAGACGTTCATCATATGATGGCAAATCTGCAACATAACCCATGAGGCCCGCTTCACGAGCCACATCCATCAATTGTCCACGCTTTTCCTCATAAACTTCTCGGCCAAACTCAAAATACTTGAGTGCAGCATTCGAAATGGCTTCAGCAGAAGATTGTTCCATAGTTAGAACATCACTCTTCATATGAGAGTGCAACATCTTAGCAATCGAGCCATCCTCGCAAGGGCAACGATACAATTTCAATTCGTCATCCCAAACGGCAAAATGCTTGAGGAAACTTGCTTCCGACAAATGAATGTACGGAACTGACTCCGCGTCCTTATCAGCCATAGTATACTTAATACCCATGGTCTCGAACACAGAAGCAATGCGTGTGTGGTTCACACCAGAAAAACCTTCCTTGACAGTCATGATATTATCATCACCGTAAGTCATCAAAGAAACAACCTTACGAAAAGGCGGAATCTTCCACCAACCGTCCTCCTTTGCAATAGTATAATAAGCATATCGCATGTAAAGAGAATTC